TTTGGATTTGTATCCGGAAGAAAGAGGGCGGAGATAAGAGGACTTTGATATTATGTCTGTATGGCTACACAGGAAACTTATGAAAATATAGATCGGCCTTATAATCAGTTTCTTGAAAGAGATTCCCAGCCCGGAGGAGGTCTTCCTACGGCTATTCAAAATGCCCAAAGTGTGGCGAATAGTGGGGTCAATACTCCTGCTTCTGGCGGGGGAACAGCTGCTAATAGTGGTGATAATGGTGGGGTGGAGCAGATGTCCATCAAGAATGACGGTAATGTTGGGGATGTTTGGATTAGGAATTTCATCCGGTCGGAAAACTGGAAACCAAAAAAGGTTGGTTTTAATATTGAAGGTCAGACGGGTTATGCTGAGTTTTGTGATGTTTATATTAGCGGTGAAATTGAGGCTTTAAGCGGACTTATTGGCGGATTTACCATTGGAGATACTGACCTTTCGGCCACTGCTAGTGGAAATAAAACCATCTTGTCAAGTGGCACAGTTTCTTTTGCCTCTGGTCCCGATGGAGATCCTAATATTCAAATAACCCAGGCTGGCAGGATTTTGGTCGGTGCGGATGAACCAATTGTGATTGATGGGGTTGACAAGGAAATAGAAAGTAATAACTATGTTTCCGGGGCTTTTGGAACCGGCTTCCATTTAGACAGTGATTTGCTGGAAGTGGGGAATATTGCTTGCCGGGGGATTTTCCGGACAGCGGTTTTTCAAAAAGATATAGTCAATGTTATTGCCGGAAGTTTTGTGGTGGCGCCCAATGGAGATGTGTTGGATGCGGACATGACTGCCAATGATAATTCCACTTTGACCATAAAAGGGACAGTCACCCTTTCTGCCAATGATATTTTAAGGATCAAGGAGGTTAATGGGACGACTTCTAATGATGAGTGGATGCGGGTAATGGATATATCTCAGGCCCCGACTTATGTCGTGGCCCGGGATTTGTCTGGTAATTATGGGGCAGATGCTAATCCGACCTGGAAAAAGGGTTCAGCCGTGATAGATTATGGGCAATCAGGACAGGGTGGCGTTTATATGACCGCTTCAGATTCTTCAGCTCCATATCTGTCTGTTTATGACCACACTGGGTCGCCCTGGAACTCCATTAATACCCGGCTTAGGTTGGGAAATTTAAATGGTTTTCTGGGTTATTCTACTGATTTATATGGGATAGCCATTGGTGAAACTGATAAATATTTAAAATATGACCCGACCAATGGATTGCAGGTCAAGGGTAATATAACCGCTACTACTGGCGCTATTGGGGGATGGGTCATTGGAGCCACTTCCCTGATGGATGTGGCTGGTGCAGTGGGGATGTCTTCGGAAGTTACAGTGGGTGATGATATACGATTCTGGGCTGGAAATGCGGTTCCCGCATCTGCTCCGTTTAAAGTCACTGAAGCGGGGGTGTTGACTTCCAGTTCTGGCTCGATTGGTGGATGGGTGATAGATGCCACCTCAATCAAAGATGTGGCTGGTGTGGTAGGGATGTCATCCGCCGTCACTGCTGGAGATGATATAAGATTTTGGGCAGGGGACGCAACTCCAGGAAGCGCTGAGTTTAGAGTGACGGAGGCTGGGGCTTTAACCGCAACTTCTGCAACTATAACTGGAGTAATTACAGCTAATACGGGATATATAGGTGGAACTGGAGGTTGGGTAATAAATACTGGTTATATAAATTATAATGGAATGACGGCTTATAATGGAACAACAGTCAATGGTGTTTTTATTGGACCAACTGGTATTGGATTATATAGTTCTGCTTCTGCTTATTTTAGGGTTAGTCAAGCGGGAGTTTTAAGTGTGTCGGGAGGAACAATTACTGGAGGAACTATTCAAACAGCAGCAGCTGGAACTGCTAGGGTAGTGTTAAATGGTGCGAGTGGTGCTCTGGAGGGTGCGAGTGGTGCTCTGGAGTTTGTAAATGCGGCAAATGAAGTTAAGGGATATATAACTATTTCCACAGACGATACTATAATTGACGCAGATGACAATGTTTTTCTTTCCATTGGTGGGACAAAACATTACGGGGCTTATGGGGGTTCATTTAGACCATACGATAACGGAGGACATACATTAGGTACCTCAGGAAATTATTGGTCAGCCTGTTATGCAAATCAGTATTTTTCTAACGGGGCTGGGGGAGATGATTCCTCTAATTTACAAATCGTAACCGACGTTTGGGCGGCGTGGGATGGTAGTGAAAGAGATTTAAGACAATTATATAAAACCATTGATATTAATGGTGGGATAATAACGGCCATATCGGGGGATACTAATGAGTTGATATTAAATAATGTTTGGAATGGATAATTTTTAAATAAAACTTATGAGAACGGTTGAATTTATAAAAGAAAATAACATAGATTATAAAGTTGAAACACTAAAGACTAAAATTAATTTAATTGATATTTCTAAGCAGATAGAAAAATTAGAGTTTATGCTTACATCATCAAGAGAAAGGGTTTCTTTAATTGAGACTGAAATAAAAGAACTTAAAAAATTATTATAATGAATGGAATTGATTATAATTTTACCAAAGAAGAGCTAGTTGCTATGTCTGATTTACTTAAATATATAAGATTTTGCGGTGGAGAAAGAGAAAAATTATTAGCTAAAATAGTTGCGGTAGCTTTAAATAGAGAGGCCTTTAAATCAATATATAAAAAGGATGTTAAAAAAATACCTAATTAATATTTTTATAAGTTTTGATCAATTTATTAATACTCTTTTTGGTGGCGATCCCGATATGACCATTTCCGCCAGGCTGGGAAGAAACTACCCGGGCTCTTGGCTGGAGAGATTTGTAGATTGGATGTTTAAGTGGCAAAATAGACCCGATGGACATTGTGAGAACGCTGATTGGTGGGAAAGTGATGAGGGAAGAGATGCTATCATTGCGCTTTTAGAAAAGTATGAGAAAAAAGATAAAAGTAATTTAGGTTAAATAATTATTAAATAAAAAATATGGAACCAAATGAAAAAGAATCAACTCAAGAAAAAGTTGAACCAAAAAAAACACCAGAAATAAAAATGAGGGAAATTGTTATTGCGACAGACGGTAATAGTATTAACCTTATTAAGGCTGAGGTGGCGGGTAGCCTAGAAATGGTTGCAGTTTTACAGGCACTTATAGAGCGTTTTAGAATTAAAACTTAATCACTTGACAAAAAGAGAATTTGAGTATAAGCTGAAATTGTTCTTTGATTTTAGTATTTATACTCATGGCATGGCTGAATAACTCATTGCTAGTGGGTAAAGCACACTTGAAAGTCAAATAGGTGGCCAGTAGGGTGGTATACGGCTCAATGATTACATTGACCATAGCGGCAAGAGGCTCCAAATAAACTAAGCGAGCCAAAGACTACAAAAGGATTACAATCTTATCTCGAGACAAGTGAGTAATTACGTCTTTTAGGACAAAGAGTCTTTTCTAAAGATAAGTCCCATCTCTTCACTAGTAGGCTAGTGTAGGTTGCAAAAATAAAAGTTGATTTAGAAACGTATGTGCAGGTACAAAGTATTCCTGCTGCCAATAGTATGAATATTAAAAAATAGTTTTTTGAAAAATACGATTGACTTTTACTACAAAAGAACATATAATTAAGTTATAAATATTATATGTCCTTATGAATCAAAAAAGAAAAGAATACCTAATAAAGTGGAGAATAAAAAATAAGGATAAGATGAATGCGTATCACAGAGAATATCGTAAAACTCATTGTTGGCATAAATATTATCATTATGTTAAAAAGGGACGGCGGGTGTGGTGTGAAGGATTGAAACTTTCTATTGATCATAGAAAAAAAATATCTGATGCCAGTATGGGGGAAAAGAACCATAATTGGCAGGGAGGAATAACTGAAAAAAATAGAATTATTAGGAAAAACATTGAATATAAATTATGGAGAGCAGATGTTCTTAAACGAGATAATTATACCTGTCAAGTATGTGATAAGAGTGGGATAAAATTAAATGCACATCATCTCAAACCTTTTTCATTATTCCCCGAGGATAGGTTTGATATAAATAATGGTGTAACCTTATGTGTTAAATGTCATAAAAAAACAGATACATATGGTTCAAAAGTTCTTTTATATAATCGGGGATTTAAAAATACGGCTGAGTTGCAATAATTTTATGACGAAGAAGACGAGTCTTAAATGGCGGTTGGGTAAATTACCGTCAGTCGATGAAGTGTTATCACTCATGGATAAAAAATTAATTACCAAAGAAGAAGCTAAAAAAATATTATTCAACTCGGAAATAGAAGAAACGGGGGGGGGTGAAAATCTCAAATCTGAGATAAAGTTTCTTAGGGAGTTGGTGGAAAAACTTTCTAAGGGAACACGAACTGAACTTATTGAGACAATAAGGTATGTCGATAAACCCTATTATCAATATCCTTGGTGGAAACAGTATGAGGTGTGGTGTGGGGGTTCCTTTACTACTACCACAAATCTAACTAATGGAACATACGCCACATATACAGCAGGGACCAATAATCTGGTAGCTGGGGGGGTAAATTCTACTATATCAAATGATCAGGGAGATTTTTCCAGCATTAAAACATTCTAATCAGTATAATTAGTATATTCAGCCGTATTTTTAAGATAATTATAGTATGCCTTATACGCCTAGGATAAATTTAAGCGCATTAGTGAAAAAAGGCGTTCTAAATGAGGATCACTTCTTTCAACTTCTTTCGGAACAAAATAATTATATTGACGTTAAAACCGTTAAGGATTTTTATATGGGCTTAGTGCGGGTTTTAACCGCAGAATTGAGAAAAAATGGGGTTGTCAGGCTTCCACATATAGGAGATTTTGCCCTGGTGTTGCAAAAGGATAGAATTGGGTGGGCTGGGAAATTTCATGGAATAATTACGGGAAAATATATGATAAAATTTTATGCAAAAGATACTTGGAGAAAATATTTTACAAAATTAAGTGAAAAAAGTGGTCTTGAAGGAAAATTAGACTCACGAGAGAAGGTTTTGGGTCAAACTTTGGAATAAAATGGGACATTGATATACTTATGGTATGGCTACAACTATAAATGACATCCCAAATCTGAATAAACAGATTTCTAGTAAAAAAGAAGAGGAAAAAACGGCTTGGGAAAAATTAAAATCTTCTCCTACCGCACTTGGTGGAGTGGGAGTGCCTACTACCTTTGATGTTGCCAATCAATCGTCTCTTCAACGTATTCAGGGAGAAATACAGAAATTGAAGGATGATAAAATAAACGCCACATGGTATGGCCCAAAGGCTCCGGTCTCGGCCCAAGAAGAACCTGCTACACAGGGTGTCTTTGGTAAGACATTGGATTTTGCGTTGCGGCCACTTTATGGAATTGTGGGCGCTGCAAAGCATGTTGTCGGTCAAGGGACAGGTTCTCTTTATCAGGATATTGCGGACAATATGGTGCGGAATAAAAATACCTTTGGAGATGTTCTAAAGAACTCAAGTGTCCCGTGGTCAGTCGCCGCTCCATTAGGATTTGCTCTTGACATTGCTATGGATCCGGTAAATTGGGCAACCATGGGGACTAGTGCTCTTATACCTAGAATTGGTATGGGTATTTTTAAGGGGGTAAAAACTGGAGAAAATATTGCTAAAAGCGTTTCTATTGCGGCTAAGTCTGGGTTATTGGAAAAAGCCGCCACTGCGAGTAGATTCATCCCCTTTGTTAAAAAAACCAAGGCTTTTGAAAAATTAGGAGAGACCGCTATTAAGGCAACCGATGATTGGGAAAAATTAAGCGGGATAGACGCCGCAAGTATAATCCGTAATAAAGATAAGAATTTATTGGGGGCTTTTAGAGTTGGGTTAAATACGGTTTTTGATAAGGCGGTAGAGGCAACCCCCGGAGCAAAGAATTTTTTACAAAATTTTATATATGATCCGGTGGATTGGATTCGGCAATCTCGTTATAAAGATATCGTTACTCGGTCATTGGCGCCTAAAATTGAAAACGTGAAGGGGGCTGTAATTGCATATAATAAGGGTGAATCCATTGAGCCATTTATGAAAAAAGTGGAGGAGCAGGCTAAAGCAACCCTGGCGGCTAAAAAGGTAATACCAGTTAGACTTGAAGCTGATGTAACAAAAAATCTGGTCTCCAGTGAAGAAGTAGCCAAAAAAATGGAAAGTTTAGATGCTATTAGTATGAAAGAGCGGGTTATGCAAGCATCTGATGATATGATTAAAGGGGTTGATGATGCAGAATCTGTTTTAAAGGATGTGGATGGAATTTTTGTTTCTGGGGACCCAATAGAAAATGCCAGGAGATTAGCTTCAGAAAAAGTTGGGAGTCCGATTTCCATGGATGAATTGGAGAAGATAATGACCTCTGGGGCTTTGGACCAAACTGGTGTCAAATGGTTTGATAATATGTTAAAAAGTATTCGTGATTATACTATAAGATTAGATAGAAATGGAGGAAAAGCATATGAGATTGGAAAGCAAACTATGGATTGGTATGAGAGAGGAATGGCTATTTTTAAGGTGGCTAAGGTGGCCGCTTCCCCCTCCGCCTGGACGAACGCTATTGTAGGAAATATATTGATGACCCATATGGCTGGAGCGAGTATTGGTCCAGGTTTTCTTAGAAGATTAACTCAATCATGGGGATTATATCGGAATAAATCTGGTAAAGCGGCATTATTTGATGATTTGTTTTTCGGAGCGGGTGGTGAAACTAAAGGGGGGGATGTGGTTCGTAGACATATGGCTGAAAATCCTACTGCATATGCGAATTTAATTGGTCGTCATGATTATATTGGAGATCCTATTTCTGGAAAACCGGGGTTAAGGGAATATGCTGCTACTAGGCTTTCTATGTACGGTCGGGATGCTGGAATACTTGGTGGTAAATCACTAGATTCAAAAGAGGTTGGTGATGTCTTAACGGAGGTTGCAATGCAAAGAGATTTAAAGAAGGCGGAGTTAATGAATTTAGAAATGAAAGAAAAGGAAGCGACTCTTTCAAATAAATCTGGTTTGGCTATGACTAAGGCTAAGATAAAAGAATCTTTAAGAGAGGGAGGTGGTGGGATTGAAAGTCTTTCTAGTTCTGAAATGGGTGGAGGTTTATTGGGTCAAGAATTGATAACTTCAAAAGTTAATGCGGAAATGTTTGCAAATATGGCGCAAAGGGCGAAAGATAATCCTAATAATTTAACATATAAAGTTCTTGATTATATTTTTAATAAAATGCCCGAGGGTTATGAAAAGGTCGACCAAACTTTTAAGATGACAACATTTGTTATTGCAACTAGAGATGGATATACAATGAATGAATTGCGACGTATATCTAAATTGGTTGATATTGACGTAGAGACCTTAAGCAAGTATTCAAATATTAAAACCGATCCTTATGCAAAAATGTTGCATGCCGCAGAATCGGATCATGAATTTACTAGTCAGGTTTTATATCGTTTATCGCCCAATAACGCTCTGGAATTGGCCAATATAATGTACTTGAATTATGCCGCCATGCCGGCAGCGGTTAAGGTGATGAGAAATTTTCCATTATTGAGATCTCCCTTTATTTCTTTTATGTATGGTATGTCGCTAAAAACAGGTCAAACTTTAGCATATAATCCATCGGCCTTCAATAAGGTGACGTTGGCCATGAATGATTTTGGGGGAACAAAAACCGCATTAGAGAAGAAAGCGATATATGATAATTCAATAGGTCCGGATGGAAGACCGTACAATGAATTTTATAGTTATTTGCAAAAACAGGGGATGTATCGAATTCCATTTTTTGATAAAAATCCAAATTATATGAATTTGTCAAGTGCAATTCCCTATTATTCTTTGAACATATTTACCCCATCTCAAACTAATTATGGAAATTCAACTCGTGAGAAAATTGCGCAATTAATTCAATCATCTCCAGTGTTAGGGGATCCCATAGGAACTATAATATCTAATTATTTTATTATACCACTAATTCTTGGAGAAGCAATTCGACCGCAAGGCCAATTTGGTCAACCATTATATCCAATCGATGCCAATATTCTCAGTAAGACTGGATATGGATTGCGTACTTTTGGAGAAGCGTTTGTGCCAAACATTGCGGCTTATACCGGAGTATTAGGGGGAGCTATAGCCCCTGGAATAACCCCGCTAATTCCATCTTATCGATATCGTGATTTGGCAAATGCTGTGAGGGGTAAAAATCAGCTAGGAAAGTCAGTCAAAGAGGACCCAATGGCCCGGACCACCAGATCTCTTTTGAGGGCGACTGGGGTTCCATTACAATCACCCGTCAATACAACTTTTGTTAATAAATAAAATAAAATATATGGATCAAATTCAACCACAAATAAGTGATTCTCAAATGCCACCTCAAGATATGTCCGGCGTTGGGGGACAACCAATTTCTGAAGAACAACGACAGGCTCTTTTGGAAATGATAAGCAAGGTTAAAGGAGAAATAAGTTCCTTAGATGCGACCAAATTTGCTGCCGGTAATAAAAATGAGGCATTGAGACAGGATTTGCTAAAACAAGTTTTTGAAAAACTTCAAATGGCTGGAGTGGATCTTTCCAGTCGAGAATCCGTAGCCGCATTTATAATGAAATTGCAGGAGAATAATCCTGAATTGGCAGTCATGTTTGAAAAGGCGATGGATGCCTTGTTGGGGACACCCGAGGGTGGTTCTATGGGGGCAGCACAAGATCCAAATGCTATGATGCCACAAGAGGGGATGCCGGAAAATAATATGAATAATATAGCTCCAGATGAAACAATACCTCAAGGTTAATGAGGATATCTGCGATATGGAAGATTGGGAAAAATATAGAAAATATTTGGGATCAGCAGATGGATCATTAGATGAATTAATTATAAATTTTAGGTCTTTTTATAAAGAGGCTCATTTGGCCTTTTTTAATTCGGTGGTAAAAGAAGTTTGGCTTGAACAACAGATAACAGTTAGGGGTGTTCGTCGAAAAAAAAGGATGGGAAATGGGCATTGGGGTGAACTTTCTTTCGGAAAATTTACCAAAATAGCTGTGGGCATGAGTCATCGTGTGCTTACGGCTAGTTTTTGCTTTACGCCTATATCAACCTATTTGATAGATTTTTTTCCAGACTTTTTATTAAATAATCCATTTAAGAATCCAGAAAAGTATCAATATCCTTATAAACATATTACTTTGGATTTCTTGGTTTTTGTTTATCAAATGGATAATCGATTGGAGTTATTAGAAGAAGCTGAGCGAAGACAGATGTCTTATGCGGAATTTATAAACTGGGCGACTAATTGGTTTCTTTGTTACAATATGGATGTAGGACGGGATGTCTATAGTATTGTGGGTGGGAATATTCATTGGTTTCATGTTAAAAAAAATAGTTTAAAAAAGTTTTGGGAAAATGATAAATATAAATTTGATACAAAAAAATGAGTGAGAATACACAGAAAATAAGATTGCGCCCAGTGGTCTATAATACTAATAATCATAAGAAGGGTGCTCAGAACACGGCTCAACAAATGTTTTTATTAAAGGCGTTGCAGATCACACAAGATCCTAAAAAATTAAGGGAGATGATTGGGGTCAAGAGCGTGGCAGAAGTTTATCGGACATTGGATAAGTTGGCCATGAGAAAAGAATATCACGAGGCCTTGTCAAGGGCGGGAATTTCTTTTGATTACATTGCTGGTGGGATTAAAGGTCTTGCTGATTGTGCGGAGAAAGATGATACTCGATTAAAGGCGTATCAAACGCTTTTGAAATCTGTGGGAATGGAAAAATATGATGATTCTGGGGTTGCAACAACCGGAACGTGGGAAGAGGTCTTGCTTAAGAAAATTGAAGAAGAGAAGAAAGATGATGTATTAAAAATTGAAGGTCCAATAAAGTATGAGGTGAAAATTCCAGAAATTCCTGAGTCTGAGAGAATTGCTCAGGAAAATGAAGAAGAATTAACTTCTAGTATTTATGATAGTAAATAAAATTTATGCCAAGTGGAATATATAAAAGAATTAAATCCGTTTCGCTTGAGACCAGAATGAAGATGCGGTTAAAAGCCTTGGGTAATAAATATAGTTTGGGTTTTCATCAGCTTGAAAGCACTATTCAAAAAAGACGTGAAAAACTTTTGGGAAAACCAAGGTCTATTGAAACACGTAAAAAAATAAGTGCCGGTCATATGGGGAAGGTGGTTACAATGGAAACTCGTAATAAAATGAGACTTGTTAATTTGGGTAAAAAATTATCCAGTGAAACAAAAGAAAAATTAAGAATATCTAGTACGGGTAGGCATCATTCCATATTGTCTCGTAAAAAAATGAGTGAAATGAGGATGGGAAAAAATTCTCCAGGATGGAGGGGTGGAATATCTATTTTTAATGAAAGAATAAGGAAGAGTTTGAAATATAAAATATGGAGAGAAAGTATTTTTAATAGAGATAAGTATAAATGTACTTTGTGCCCGGTAGTTGGAGGAAAATTAAATGCTGATCACATAAAACCATTCTCAATAATAATGAAAAAAAATAATATTTTTACATTTGAAAATGCAATGAAGTGTTTTGAATTATGGGATATTAATAATGGCAGAACTCTTTGTTTGGATTGTCATAAAAAAACAGAAACACATGGGAATAAAAAGAAAATATATGAATAGGGATTATTTATCAATAGAAAAACTTTTAGATCCTAAATTTTATTTAGAGTCGTTTGTAAAAATCAAGGGAAAAAATCCAGGATTAATGCCTTTTATTTTAAATCCCGCTCAAATTGATCTTTTTAATGCGTTAAATTACAATTCAAGGGTGATGATTCTTAAGGCTCGGCAATTAGGAATTTCAACGGCAGTAGCTGGTTATTTATATCATATGGCCATAACAACACCGGGAATAAATGTGGCATTGATTGGTTATAATTCCGACTTAACAGCTGAACTTCTTGATAAGGTTAAAACATTTTATAGGACAACACCTGAGTCTATTAAACCTCAGATTCGCTACAATAGTAAATATGAAATTTCATTTCCCGCTATTGATTCGAAGATATTAGTTCTTCCATCTTCAGAAAATGTAGGTCGTGGGTATACCCTTTTTGCGGTTTTGATCACAGAATTGGCCTTTATCGAGAAAGCCGGCGAAAAAATGTTGGCGATCGAAAATGCTGTCCCAGCTGGTGGGAAGATTATTATTGAAAGTACGCCCAATGGGATGGGAAATACTTATCATCGAATGTGGATGGGAGATAATGGTTATGCAAAGCAAAAATACGGTTGGTGGTGGGGATACACCCAGGAGGAAATTGATGTTATTCGTAGGCGCATCAACGATCCAATGAGATTTGCTCAGGAATATGGTTTGGAATTTTTATCCTCAGGTCGTCCAGTGTTCTCATCCTTTCTCATTAAGAAATTACGTAAGGGTGTTTATAAGGTTGATCAAAAGGTCAAAGACGATGAGGGGATTGAATCAGTTGTGACAAAGGATCCGGATGGTACGGTTGTGTATTTTCAACCAAAAGCTGGCAGGCAATATGTTCTAGGGGCTGATGTAGCGGAGGGTATAATTGGAGGAGATTATTCGGTTTTTACTATTTTTGATAGGAAATCGGGAGAAGAGGTGGCTTTCTGGAGAGGATACCTGGTTCCTGAAAAATTTGGCCATCTTATTGACAAATGGGGAAGGTTTTTTAATGATGCTCTTGTTACTGTGGAAATTAACAATCACGGGCTGACTACAGTAACTGCTCTTAAAAATAAACTATATCCGAAACTTTATTTCCGTCCTGTTACAAAAATGGATGTTATGGGTACGAGCTATAGTGACCGTTTAGGCTGGAAAACGACTCGTGTGACCAAACCACTTATGATTGATGATTTGCGGGAGTCGCTATCTGATGACAGTTTTATAATTCATACCGAAAACACCCTAGATGAGATGTTAACCTTTGTTTTTGATGATGACGGCAATATGACCACCCAATCTTCTTTTCATGATGATGGAATTATGGCCTGTGCGATATGCCTACAGGCTTTTAAAGTTCTTTTTGGAGGTAAACTTGATCAAATTGACTACGAAAAACAACTTCCGACCTCATTTTCTTATTAATTTTACAAAATTTAAAGAAAAATAGGGACTTTGCTATACTTTTATCATGCAAAGATACGGAAATACATATTCCCCACGTGATTTTGGGAAAAAAGAAGAAGAACTTCTTCGGCTTTTTTCAATTCAGCGTGATGACGCAAGAAATTACTTTCTTTCGGTTATTAAACCACGCCTAGATCGGTCGTATAAGCTTTATATTGCTTATGGTGGCGACAGACAACGGGAAATAAAAAAGTGGCAATCGAACGTTCAAATACCCTATATTCAGTCGGCCGTAGAAACTATGGTCCCACGTATCGTTGACGCCAGACCGGAGTTTACAGCCATGGGTCGCAATGAAGATGATCAAACTAGGGCGGAGAAGCAAGAAAAGTTGATGGATTATCACTGGGAGCGGGCAGGAATGGATTCTACAAATGAAGATTTTGTCCGGTCTGCCCTTGTTTATGGAAACGGATACTTGCAGGTGAGTTGGAAAAAGGATGTCCGGACTCTTAGATTTTTAAGAAGTAAAGATATCGCCAGCAAGAAATATGTCTGGAAGGAGGAAAAAAGAACTTTTTTTGATGGCCCAATGTGTGAGTGGGTGGATAACTATAATCTTTGGTATGATTGGCACAATACTGCTCGCAAACTCAAACAGTATTGGTTTAAACGTTTAGTTTTGCCAGAATCAGAAATTCGTCGCCGATATCCTATGGCGGATAAAAAAAGATTAGAGATGGCTCTTGCTTCTGCCGGAGGAGATTTAACTGATTATGCGGCAATTAGGCAACAAGTCAGAACTGTTCATCAATATACCACCAAATCTTCAGCAGCGGAAAACAGCACTTCTGGGGCTGATAAATATAATAATACTCAAGACGATTTATTAAAAATGTATGAGGTCTTTGAGTGGTGGAGACCGTTTGATGATGCTTATGCGGTGATTGTGGGTGGAAGTAATGTCCCGATTTTTAAAGATGGCTCCATACCAATCCCCATGGATTTCAAAGAATCTCCCTTTATTGACGCTGCTTATTTGAAAATCCCTGGTGAATTTGAGGGTTATGGCCTTCCCTTGATTTTAGAAAGTCCTCAAATTATGCTCAATTTAGTGAAAAATCAGCGGTTAGACGCCGCTACTCTTTCTATACATAAAATGTGGATTGTTAATCCATTGGCCAATGTTAACAAGGATGAACTGGTGACTAGACCATTTGGAATTATTTATTCTATTGATCCCAATGGGGTTAGGGAAATCCAATTTAGTGATATTAAACCCTCAGCCTACAAGGAAGAAGAACTTTTAAAGGCCGATATGCAATATGCTTCCGGGGTAGATGATTTTTCTCAAGGTATTGGCAGTGGTGGAACTAGTAGTGCAACAGAGGTTCGCCATTTGCGTGAATCCACTCTCGAGCGGGTACGCATGTTTGTTAATCATTTAGGTGATGCCTATTCTGATGTTTTTAGATATTGGATGGACTTGACACGTCAATTATTTACCGAAAAGATGACGATTCGGATTATTGGTGAAAAGGGTCAACCGGAATATCCACTTATTGAAAAAGATGATTTAATGGGTTTTTTTGATTATCGGGCCAAAGTGCTTCCGTCAATTGCCGGACAGGATGAGGTTAAAAAGAAGCAGGATATGGATCTTTATCAATTGCTTATTAATTTACCGTTTATTGATCCTCAGAAACTTACTTCTAGGGTTATTGCCGATTGGGGATGGTCATTGGATGGTGTGACAAAAGCTCAAGAAGACATTGCCGCCGGAACCCCAACTGGGCCGGATGGAATGCCATTGCCACAAATAGGACCTGATGGAAAACCAGTTGTTACATCATCAGCAGGAGCTACGCCTCCAGCAGGAGTTATGACAGCATTGCCAGCGGGAATGCCACCAGGATTAGCGGGAAGCATGCAACCAGGTTTACCAGGTGGACCAATTCCGGGGGGTGGAATGGGTGGTCCGGGTTTCCAAAGTTTAATTCCTCGTTCAGCTTTGCGCAATGTGGTTAGCCATTTAAGGCGGACAGGAGAAACTTATAATAGTGGTGGGAGTAATTATTCGCAATTTGCTAATCCGATAAATCTATTGACTGGGGGAGGAATTCCTCCAACGGTGGCAGGAGTACCAGTGGCTGATAAGAGCAGAAGTTCCGTGATTCCTAATATCGCTGGGCATAATAGAAAAATTGGTGGAAGAGTTGACACCAATGTCCCTTCTCAAAATACTACGAGTATGCAATCGAATATTTTAAATCGGGCGTTTAGTTTGCAGGGTAAAAAATAGCACTGTGTTATATTTTTAATATATTAATAAAAATTTTATGGACATGAATCAAGAATCGGGAGGTGGAATGCCAATGGGAGGTGAAATGCCCATGGGCGAAGGAATGCCAATTGGCGGTGGAATGCCAGCGGAACCAGCAACTCCTCCAATGAGTATGGGAAAAGGTGAGGGTCTTAAACGACAACTCTTGCAAAAATTGATTACCAATCTTCTTAATAAACCGGGAAGAAGTATGCATGAGATGATTAATGGCATTAAAGATGCTGTTAGTGCTTATAAGAATTATGCCAAAGAGTGGGATACTTTGAATGGAATTTCTCCAGACCAGGTAGATCCGGGTGCAGAAGCTATGTCTGCGGCTGCTTCTAGTGGTGGTTCAAGTGATGATATTCGCAAAATGTTGCAGGACATCCAAGCGCAAAAAGGCGCTACTGGTGCAGGAGGCCCAGGAATTGCAATTCCCAAGATGCCCCCATTACCTCCAACAACCGTAAGATATTAATTAAATTAAAAAAATAATATGAATAAGAAAAAAATCGATGAACCAAAGCAGGCAGAACAGGCAGTCTCAAATGTCCGTTCTTACTTTACAAAAGAGATAGTGGATAAGATGTCGGAAATGAGCGCCAAGGAAATGGAATCAACCTTAAAAGCAATGGTAAGTTCTCGTGAATGGATTGCTTTATTGAAATATACCAGCATGCGGACTCCGCTTTTAGATGCTACGCTTCGCTCGACAAATCCTACAGAAAATCCACATATAATTTCTTGGTCTCAAGGAGCGATGGCGGGATTATGCGATATAGAAAATTACATTATTGATTTAAATTCTTCTAAACAAGAGGTCGAAGAAGAGAATACTAATGAGAGTCCGGAGGGAAAAATTTAATCAATTCGGTACTCTGTTATAATAATAATTAATTATATGAATGCAAAAGCATTAGGAATTATAGCCGCTTTAAAGGGCCGCAAGAAAACTGGTAAAAAGAAATCCAGCCTTTTATCCATAGCGGAAAAATTAACAGCCAGAAGAAAAGCTGAGAAAGATGGAAGTGGCGGCTGTGGAAAGAAAAAATAGTTTGAGTTTATAAATAATTAAATATGAATAATATTATGGAAACCCCAAAAACAGGGTCCGCTCCGGCGGGTAGCCCAATCGTTCCTACTCCAAATCCCAACGACATTAATAGTCTTGGAAAGACTCCGCCAGTAGGGGAGACGAATAAGACGGGAGGCGAAAAAAAGGGTATCGATGAAAAAGCCTATGCTGACCTAGAAACCCGACTTGGGTCTCAGGGACAAGAGCTGGGTGAGTATCGCACGTTTTTTCAAAATATAGCGCCGTTACTCGATAAACTTGATCAAGCCCCGGAATTAGTCCAGGCAATAGTCGATGGAAAAGTCGACAAAGAGATTGCCAAAGCTGTTTTGGAGGGTAGGGTTGATGTGCGAGATGCCGCAGTAGTCCAACAAGCTCAGGAAAAGGTTAAGGAAAAAATGGGAGAAAAGGCTTTTGATTTAGCCACCCCAGAAACCGTAACTAAGCTTGTTGAGAAAGAGGTTTCTAAATTCCGCAAGGAATTTGAAGAAAAGGCAGACCTGGAAAGTTTCCAGGAGTATTCGCAAAAGTTTATTGAAAAAACCAAAGACTTTCCGGAGTATGCAGACGAAATTGACAAATGGCTAGATAAACATAATGGTGTGACCGACATTGAGGTCGCCTATTATGCGGTAAAAGGTCAGATGTCAGAAAAGAATGCACAGAAAGCTGCGGAGGAAGCGGCAGCCGAAAGGGCAAAAGAAGTTATGGCTAACGCCTCTGGTGGTGGCCAGACAGCCCAGTTTACTTCAGACGGAACTCCTATCGTCGACAAGTATATCGCAGGACGACCAAACCCAAATTCGTTCCTCGGTAACTAAGAGTTCTAATTAAAATTTAACAGAATATTATGGCTAATTATCCTTATTACACAGAACCGACTCATGATCGCAGTACAACCGTGATCACAGATGGCGGAGCAAGGGATACAGCTGTATCTAGCGCTGAAGGGCGTTTGATTATAGATGCGGTTGATAAAATCTTTTTGCTAGAACCTAAAGTTTATTGGGTTAGTCAATAGTAATATTGAAATAATAGTAAAAGGATTTAGGATAATAAGCAAAAAAAGTAAATTGTTCTTTAAAAATTAAATAAAGTTTAGAAATAATTTAGCTATATGCTGGAAACTCTTGCGTACTTGACAAAATACAAATTTTATCCTACAATGTCAGTATAATAACTAATTCATTACCATAGTGTAAAAATATGAATTTAAAGACAATCAGCAGGCAAGATTATACATTAAATAAAGAATTGGCCTATCTATTGGGTGTTTATTTGACGGATGGATCAATCACTGAAAAGAACTTTCAATTACAAGCTATTGATGAGGATTTTGTTACATCTACTCATAATTATCTAAAAACGATTATTCCAAAAACAAAGTCGTATGTTAGAAAAAGATATGAGATAACCGGATGGAATAAGAATCCTAGATATGTAATTAAGGTCGGTATAGGTGATTTGGCTCCATGGTTTGAAAATATTACCAATAAAAAACATCATTTACCATTTAATATTTGGAAAGCTAATGATGGTTTAAAACGATGGTTTATTGCAGGGATTATGGATGGTGATGGATGGATATCAAAAACTAAACGTCCAAATAGTGAACAATATCAATATAGAATTGGTATTGGTGGTGTGATGGATGGTTGGATAGGTGAATTTCGTGAATTATTAAATAGTTTTTCTGTAAAATGCAATAAGATAGAGCGATTACAGACAAAAGATGGAAAATGGTTTTGTAGATTTCATATTAATCCACAATCATTCTTTAATTCAAAGTTATTTTTTACAATTAAGCGTAAAAAAGAACGATGTATAATAGCCTCAACGACTACACGCTAAACATCCAATTAAATTGGATGAAGATATAGTCTGACCTTCATGGAGACATGGAGAAATGGCAAGTAAAATGCCATGATAACAAAAAGAATAAACATCCGTTAGTATCCCTCTTGACCAATGTTGGAAAAGTTTGGGATGGAAAGGCTTGGACAGGATCAAGCATCATGAAAGCGGTAACAACAAATCCGGAATTTAAATGGTTTGAAGACGTCTATGGTGGTCGTTATGCAAGAGCTGCTACAGCTCAAGCGGCTTCTGCTGGAACTTGCGTCGTGACTGGAGCTGGTTCAAGTTCGGCTTATATTTTCACAATCAATGATGTTGTGAGAAATTCCCGAACAGGCGAAAACTATTTAGTAACTGCGATTGCGGGTGCGAATACAATTACTATCACTAATTCTTATGGTGATACAGCAGCTGCGACAATTGCGGCAGGCGATGGTTTATTTATCATCGGTAATGTAAATTCAGAAAATTCAGGTGCGAGAAATGTCAATACAACTCGCTCAACATCTTGCTCTAACTATACACAGATCTTCAAGACTTCTATTTCAGTTTCTGGAACAGAAAAAGCGGCTGGTCTTTATGGTGGCAAGGATCTTCCTTACCAAAGAGCGAAAAAGGGTACAGAACATGCTCTCGACATTGAAAGAGCGTTCTGGTTTGGACAAAAATTGTCAGAAACTTCTACATATGCTCGCCGAGCTACTGGAGGTGTGGATGAATTTATCACAAGTGGAAGTTCTTATGTCCAGAACCAAGGTGGTCCATTGACAGCGCCGGATCTAAATACCTTCTTAAGAGAAGGATTTACCTATGGGAATACAACAAAAGTGTTGTTTGCCGGTGGTCTAGTTCTCCAAGCGATTAATGAAATTGCCAGAGGTCAGATTGTAACCAAGACTGGAGACACTACTTATGGTGTCAAGATTTCTGAATGGCAGACTGCTTTCGGAACAATCAATATCGTGCATAATCCTTTGTTTGTAGAAGATTTCGCAGGTTGCGCCTATCTTCTAGACATGGAATGCTTCCGATACAGATATATGGATGGTAGAGACACAAAACTTGAATTAAACATTCAAGCCAATGATGTAGACGGTGAAATCGACCAATACATCACAGAAGCTGGTCTAGAACGCAAACAAGCTCCGAGACACGCTTTGCTGAAAGGTGTAACTGCCTAGTTTAGTTTTCCATTCTAGTTTGGGTGGATAGTCCTACGCTCCCCTGGGACAATAAATCAGGGGAGCCCCCTCTTTGGGGCCCGACATAGTCACGGGTGATTGACTTCTTAATTAACAAACTTAAATTACAAAAATATGGCTTCAGTAGATTCATTAAAAGTTCGTTCACTTTTGGCCAAGGGGGTTGTTAGACAAGTCCTTTTAGACAATGCTATTGGTTTACGACTAAGATATATTGGGACAAGCACTGTAACTACAGTTGCGATTGTCCAAGCCGACAGTCTTATTCTTACGACTGCCGCCGTCACAGATACATTTTTATTTGATGGCGCAGGTAGTTATTCCACATTAGGAGCTCTTTCGGATGCGATTAATGCAACAGGAAGATGGGAATCAGTAGTTATGGATGCGCTTCGCAGTGAAGATCCGGATGATTTCTTTGTGGCAAGTGCAGACTTAGCGTCTACAAAAGATGAAAATGACGTAGTTTGTTATGACTTAAAAATAGATACAAGCGCTGCTGCTACAATGGCAGTTTGCTTATCTCCGTTAAGTCCTAACTTTGATATGCCGGAAGGGCACAGAGTTCATTTGAAACAAATAGATTACAGTGTAGATAATACAGAAGCGGCTGCTACATTGAAAATTTACAAGAGAAATGGAACAATCGAAACGTTGATTTATTCTGCCACCAATGTTGGTGATGGAACAGCGACTTCAGTCACATTTGCTTCCGGTAATGCTAAAATTACAGGTGGTGTTGATGAAGAGTTGATTGTATTCTTTGATGGTACCGTAGCCGATGCAGCGACTGTCTATGTGAGAGTTATCGGATTATATGAATAATTTTTAATTGGCATTCTAGTTTGGATGCCTAGTCCTACACTTTTTTGGGACGATAAATCAAAAAAGTCTCCGCAAGGAGCCCGATAGAGTCACGGGTGATTGACTTCTTAATTAACAAACTTAAATTACAAAAATATGGCTTCACGAGATTCTTTAGAGGTTAAAAGTTTACTGGCAAAGGGCGTTGTCAGACGGGTTTTGATAGACGAGGCAATTGGTTTGCGCCTTAGATATGTTGGTACGGGGACAGTAACTACAGTTGCTGTGACTCAAGCCACAAATGTTGTTCTTACAACATCTGATGGTGGTATAGATACATATGATTTTGACACAGCGTCAAACGCCACTTTGGGCGGACTTTGTGACAATATCAATGCTGATGGTATTTTTGAAGCGGTTGTTGTGGATGCGCTTAGAAGCGAAGATCCAGATGATTTCTTTATTACAAATGCCAATACAACTGTCGGATCAGACGAAAATGGCGTAGCTTGTTACGATTTATTGGTGGATACGGATGTAGCCCTAACAATGGCTGCTTGTTTATCTCCTTTAAAACCAAACTTCGATATGCCAAGTGGGCATAGAGTTCACCTGCAGCAAATTGATTATATGATCAATAATACTGCTGCCGCCGCTACTCTTAAAATTTACAAGAGAAAAGATGCGACTGAAACCTTAATTTATTCCGCCACAAACACTGATAATTCTGCCACATCCTTAAGCTGGGCTTCTGGAGAAGGTAAAATTACAGCTGGAGTAGATGAGGAATTAGTTGTCTTCTTTGATGGCACATTGGTAACTGCCACTGGTGGGAAGATTCAATTGATCGGTATCTACGAATAGTTATCACGCTCGTTGTGGGATGGTTCTTAAAGGGCCATCCCGGCGGGATCTAAAAAGTTAATTAATTATGAATAAAATATATGAAATTTATTTCCAAAAGCACGAATCTATTAATCGTGTTACGACCAGGTTTATCGGCTCAACCCATGGTAGGTGTGCCGGCCAAACCGACAATCTCAGTTCGTTTTAAGGATGGAGTAGCAGATGTTCAACAGCAAGAATTGGTTGATATGATGCTAGTGCATCCAGGATTCAATAGTGATTTCATTTCTTCTGAAAATCTTCCTGTCGATCCTTATGTGGCCAATCGCAAGTCATCTGAACCGGCGCATGAAGTGATAGAAATGAAATATGGTACACCGGTTAGTAGAGAAACAAAAGGAGACCTTCCTCAATTGTCTCCAGAAATGCAGAAACTAGTTAGGGCGTCAGCGGAGGAGATGGCGAAAAAATTGCTTCCATCTATGGTGGAGCATACCTTAAAAAATTTAGTCGCTGGTAAAGAAAAAACCTCTGGAAAAAAACGGGGGAGAAAGCCAGGAAGAAAGCCAAAAGCTGTGGTTCCTGAGGCAATAGCAGAAAATATGCCAGTAGAGTCCGAAGAAACAACTATCAAGGATGTACTTGTTTAGGAAAACTGATATGGGGTTTTCTCCGGAATTTAATCAATACAAGATAATCAATAAACCTTATGTCAGCTATACGAAAGAGTTTCTATTATGATCCGATCCGACAAGGTTATGACTCAAACTCATGGCGAACAATTTCTGGAGCTCCAGCCGCAGTGGCGGGAGGCCGCTTAGCGGTTGATTCCGGGACGGGAATAGCTG